CGGGTGCTTTGCGAAAAGGGACGCTCTTTGCAAAACACCCGGCGCATGGCCGGGCGTGGAAGGGTTAAACCAGATCGGAGGCGTCTGCACCTTCGCTGATGTCGTCGAAGTCGTCCGGTGCGGCAACACCGCCGCCAGCGAAGGCGTCACCGTCGCGCAGGAACTGGACGCCGCCCAGCGATGCGTTAACACGTTTGCCGAAGTTGTTGTCCTGCGCCCAGATATCGATCACCGCATTGACATAGCAACCGGCATAAGGACGACCATCAGCCTGGATGAGTGGCGAACGGTCGCGGTCAATGACCGCCGGGCGCGCTTTGTTGGCAGCATTCAGGAAGAAGTTGCCCGGGAAGCCCTCGTATTCGGCTTTCTCGTCGCCATCATGCAGGCAGAGGTTGAGCTTTTTCTCCAGCTGGCCGTAAATGGTTTCCCACTTCTCGCCCCATTTTTCCTTCGCTACCTGTTTCAGCGCTTTGCGGACTTCATCCAGTTGCGGGTGCTTCGGGTCCATCAGGAAAACAGCAGAGAAGCGCGGGTCGCCTTCGCCGTTCACGGTTTTTGCTTCGAACAGAGCAGGGAAAGCCAGGCGGACATTGTTCAGTTTAATTTTCATGGGTATTTCCTTAATCAGATGAGGTCAGCGGCGAGCGCGTCGTCGGACACGTCGTCGAAATCGTTAACAGGGTTGATATTGAGCGCGGGGCGCGGGTCGGATTCGGGGGCGATGGTGGGCTTACCGTCAGCGCGGGTGATCAGCGCTTCGACTTTCGGCCAGCGGCGAGGGCTGGCCTTTTTGATGAGCTTCTCGGCTTTGGTTGGGCTAATCAGCTTAAGGTCGAAAACCTCCTCAGTTTTATATCGGAACTGGTCTTTCAGCAGCGCGCGGGCGGCTTCTTCATCGCTCCAGGCGCGGTTACCCTGTTTACCAGTAACCAGCTTAAAGCCCGGTACCGGATGCCCTGCGTTCAGCTCACTGTTCACCCGGTCGCACACCGCTTTGCAAAAAGACTCAATCAGGCCAACCTGGCTGTAAATATCCGCCAGCTGTTCGGCAGTCAGTAGCGGTACGCGTTTGACGGCTTCTGCGAGTTGCTCGCCCACTGGCTGGGTCAGGTCGACAAAATCGTCTCTCACATCGTTAAGTCTGGCTTGCGCCTCAGCGGTGCACAGACCGCCTTTTGCCTTACAGAACCGACATTGTTTTTCGCCGGGTGTGAAGTTTTCAAGCGGCAGGGTTTCGACGCCTTCGCAATCGGCGATGTTGAACATCACAATCACGCTGGCGGCCGCTTCCTGCGCCCGTTCGCCGAACGCCTGTAGCTCTTCCACCGTCAGGGCCCACTCTGAAACGTGGTTAAGTCGCGGCTGGTGGATGAACAGGCGTACCGTATCGAAGTCGTACAGCATGCTGAACTGCTCGAGCGCACCCAGGGCATACAGTTGCAGCTGCTCGTTCTGCTCAGCATCAACGCGCACACCCTTACCGTATTTCAGGTCGTGGATCTGCAGTTCGTTGCCCGCGATGATTACGCCGTCGGCGGTACCAAAGGACTCTTCTACGCCCACGATATGGGAGAAGTCGACACGCTGCTCGACCAGCAGCTCATTGCCCTGCGACAGCGCCCAGACGGTGTCGACGTAACGGCCAACGGCTTCGACCATTTCCTCATCTACCTGCGGGCCGGAAGTATCATCCGGGTGCTCAGCAAGTGGATAAGAGCCGAGGAACATAGCGACATTGCAACCCGCATAATGCTCCGGGTGGCTTAGGCGGTTGCGCAGCACTTTTTCTCCCAGCGCGTGGGCTGCGGTACCTTCTTCTGCGAATGAGGAGCTTTTATCCGGTTGCGTGGCCTCCAGCGCCAGACTACCGGGGCAGCGCATCCACCGATGCGCTGAAGACGGGGAAAGTCGTGCATGAACGTCTGGCATGATTAACCCTCCAGCGCTTTTTCAGCCTGAGCGATCACGTCTGAGAGGTTCTCGTCAGCAACTTCGCCGAGTTTTTTAGCACCCTGTTTTTCCAGAATCGCCACCGCTTCGGCACGGTAACCACCTTTCGCCAGCTGGAGGATCAACCCTTCGGCCTTTTTACGCAGGACTGCAAAATCGGTCTGCGCGCCAGCATTATCCCCGGTGTCATCGACCGTTTCGGTACCGCCTTTTGCCGCGTTTTTACGCGCGAAATCTTCCTGCAGCTGGAGGTACTCAACGCGGGTGATCTCGATATGGCCCTTTTTAAGCAGTTCGTTCAGCTTGCGTAAGGTGTGAAGCTCGCTGGCGGCGGAGCCATCGACGTTCTTGCAGTAGAATGGCCCGGTGCGTTCTTCGTCTTTGCTGTCTGCCTTCTTCGGCTTCACTTCATGGCGCCCGTCTGCGGGTGCGTCCAATAAACGCTCGGCAAATTCACGGCGTGCCGCGATGGTAGGTAAATCGTCCCAGAAGCGCAGGATGTTACGCGACAGGTCAAGTAACGCTGGCTTGTTAAGATGGCCAGCGCGTTTAACACCCTGCAGGGCGCTGTCCAGCGCGTCGATCTGCACAACGCGCTTCTCGCCTTCGGCGTCGCGATAATCAACCACGCGCTGAACCATCGTTTCGCTGAGCTCCTGCGCGTCCGGGTAAAATGCAGCCAGGGCGATAATGTCGCTGAACTCCAGATCGTCCAGCGTAACTTTGCGGATAACGGTATTTTCCGCTTTGTTTTCCGGTACCGTTTCGCGGTATTCCTGCACCTGTGCCACGGTGTCCGCGCGGAGAGGTACGCCAGAGGCCAGCGCGGTGATAAGACGTTCCAGCAATTCGTTGTTACGGGTTACCAGCTGGTTATTAAGTTCCAGATTTGTTTCTAAGCTCATACTGCGGTCCTCGCTACAAGGAGAATGAAGGTAATAGCCAGGCCGAACGCAGTAGCGAGGGCCAGACCGGTGAAGATGTCGAAATGTTTGCGGCGATATTGGAGCACGTCGCGCCCCGTCAGCCGATGGAGGTGTTCAGGTTTCATCGGTAGTGCTCCTTTTCATGTCTGGGAGCGCACCCGGTGCCAGCGGGCGAGACATAGCACCGTTGTGGATGCACTCTCAGTCAGGAATAAGGCCCGTCAAGGGAGACGGGCAAAGACTACACACAGCAATTACATGGATGATTCAGAGTGTGGGGCAGGCCGCTGATTCCGATTCGCAAGGTAATTACAGCGAGTTACGGCTAGATCGAGTTGGGCATAGGCGCTGTCGCACGTAGAGTGCGTCAATCCTCGTCGCATGACATGGAAACCTGCTGGGTGGTTCAAAACCCAGAAATCGCCATTTTCATGGAGTATGTCCGATTCCTTAATTCGCATAAGTTAGCCCTCAGTGGATTAGTAAAAGGCCCAAAGCCTTTGATTAATTCACTGCACGCCCCATCATCGGGGCGTTTCAACTTGCGTGACTTATCAGCTCGTCGCGGTGTGGTCCTCTACGCTTACCGTACGCATACGGACTCGGCGCTTACCTCGATCCCATCGGGTGCCATTTCGTTTTGCCAGGAGCACAGCGGCTTACCTGTCACGCGGTTCTGTTTGTTAAAGAGCGATTACTTCTTGGGATTAAATCTACAATTTGAGTTGTATTGTGTAAACCACAAATGTGGTATTTATGGGTGCAAAAATACCACGTTATTGATATTTAAATGAATTTAGTTTGTAAGATTTTACAAGATAGGTGCGAGGAGGGCAGCGGAGCCCTCCAGCGGAGGCGGGGTTTTAGCGTTTACGGCGGTAAATGCGGTGCTCGATCATGACACCGATGATCTGTAACTTCATGTCAGCACTGCGCAAAACAGGATAGTCTGGGTTAAGCGGAACCAATTCGAAGTCATCAACACCTATTCCCAACGGGCGATATTTTTTGAATGTGGCTTCATGGCCGCCGTTCTTTGCAACCACGAATTCTCCTGGGGTAGGGCACAGATCCGGGTCGATAATCACGATATCGCCTTCTTTAAACTCCGGCTGCATGCTGTCGCCATCGATGCGAAGAGCGAAGCACGTTTCCGGTACGTCTGCATCAGCCAGAACATATTCAAAATCTCCTGTCAGGTCAGTAACGTCTCTTGCTTCAGTGAGACAACCCGCTTGTACGTAACTCAAAACAGGGATTCTTCTGGTGCTGATTTCAGCGAGCGGCATTATGTTTTTACCGTTCAATAGCCAGTCCGGGCTGCATTTCAGCGCCTTAGCCAGATCGAGAAGGTTACGCGGCTTTCGGGTGCGTCCGCTTTCTATAGACTCAATTGATTGCTGGCTAACTCCCGCAGAGTTTGCGACTTCTGTTTGTGTCATTCCAAGTTCGAGACGGCGGGCTTTGAAGCGTGCTGCGAGAGACATTTTTAATACCTTGTAAGAGTTGAAATAATGACCTCCTATTATTAAATACAATTTTTGTTGTATTTGACAAACATGATTAGTTGTTGCTAAATACCACTAAAATTGTATGAGGTGATAACTATGACTCTGGCTACCCGATTAAAAGAGCGACGTAAAGAGCTCAAAATGACGCAGGTCACGCTGGCTGAGCTAACAGGGGTTAGTCAGCAGGCTATCAACAGGATCGAAAGCGGTGTTATCTCACGCCCACGTTACCTTCTTGAAATCTCCGTTGCGCTTGATTGCGACCCAAACTGGCTGCTGCACGGCTCACAAAACGATAAAAAGGCGTAACCCATGCCAGAGAAAAAGATCTGGGGGGCGACGCCTGATGAATGGTTCCACTTCGATCTGGTGCTGGGGCGTACTGACCAGCTGCTGCCGGTCGTGTGCAACCCGGGCGCGACCATATCCCCGAACAGCAAACTAAAAATGCTTGGCAAAACGCCGAGCCTCTATAACCGCGACCGACTGGCTACCGGGATCAAAGACTGGACCGAGCACGTTGTAACCGAGCGTGACTTTGCCCGCTGGTCGAACGAACCGGATTACGGCATCTGCGTGCGTACAGGTCATGGCTGGCTGGCGCTGGACTGTGACAGCGAAGACGAAGACATCCAGGACGATATTCGCAAAACGCTGGTGCAGCTGCTTGGCGAGCTGCCGCCGCGTCGCTGGCGCGCCAACAGTAATAAATGCCTGTACCTGCTGGCAGTCGACGGCGATTTCCGTAAGCGCATCCACCGTCTGGCGTGCGATATGGGGATTATCGAGCTGCTGGCTAACGGCCAACAATTCGTTGCCTGCGGTACGCACAGCAGCGGCGCGCGTATTGAGTGGGACGGTGGTCTGCCGGACGAACCTCCGGCGGTTACTGCAGACCAGCTCGAAACGCTTTGGCAGCGCCTTGCTGAACAGCTACCTGTGTCGGTTACCACCGAAGCGGGCAGCACGAAGATGCGCGACCGCTCAACCTTCACGCCCGGCGCGACGGATGATACCGCCGAATACCTCGACGCAAATGGCTGGACGCTGCTTGATGGCGCGAACGGCGAGCGATATATCCGCTGCCCGTTCGAAGACGGCCACAGCACCGGCGGCGACCCGACCAGTACGGTTTACTTCCCGGGCGGTACCGCGGGCTTTGAGCAGGGGCATTTCAAGTGCCTGCACGCCAGCTGTGCGCATCGCGACGACGGCGATTTCCTTAATGCCATCGGGATCCGCAACGACGATTTCGAAGACCTGACCAGCACCGACGTTGCCGAGCCATTACCGCTGCCGGCGTTCGAGCGCGATAAGTGGGGCCGCATCGAGGCCACCATCAGCAACGCGGCAAAAGCCGTTGTGCGTCCTGATTTCGTGGACATCGATATCCGCTTTGACCAGTTCCGCGATGAAATCATGTTCGCCCAGGCGGGCTCCGGCCAGTGGCAGGCGTTCACCGATGCGGACTATGCGCGCCTGCGCATCACGATGGAAAAGCGAGGCTTTAAGCCTGTCGGGCGTGAGCTGATACGCGACGTGGTGCTGCTGGCCGCTGACGAACAGCCTTTCGACTCGGCGACCACCTGGCTTAACGGGCTGGAGTGGGACGGCGTGCCGCGTATCGAAACTTTCTACCATACGCACTTCGGTACCGCCGACACGCCATACACCCGCGCGGTGTCCATGTATATGTGGACGGCGCTGGCGGGCAGGGTGCTGGAGCCCGGCGTCAAAGCCGATATGGTGCCGATCCTCGTCGGTCCTCAGGGCTGCGGTAAGTCCTCCGGCGTGGAAGCGCTTAGCCCCGACCCGGAGTTCTTCACCGAGATCTCTTTCGCTGAGAAAGACGATGACCTCGCACGCAAGATGCGCGGACGACTGGTGGCGGAGATTGGCGAGTTGCGCGGCCTCAATACCAAAGAGCTCGAATCCATCAAAGCATTCGTGACGCGCACGCATGAGAACTGGATCCCTAAATACCGGGAGTTCGCTACCCAGTTCCCGCGTCGCCTGGTGTTCGTCGGTACCACCAACGAGGACGAATTCCTCGCTGACAAGACCGGTAACCGCCGGTGGTTGCCTGTGGAGGTGTCGAAAGTCGACGTGAAAGCGATAAAAACCGACCTCCTTTTGCTGTGGGCTGAGGCCCGCGAGACGTTTAAGCGCCTCGGCGGCATCCAGTTCCGCGATGCTGAGCGGCTCGGTGCGAGTGTCCACGAGCAGTACACGATTAAGGACGCGTGGCTCGAGACGGTCGAGAAATGGCTCGACACGCCTGACCTGATGACTAACGACATTCCGCGAAATTGCGAATTTTTACTAACTAGTGATGTGTTGAAAGAAGCGATTGGGCTCGATTCTCGCAACATTGGGAAACGTGAAGAAATGCGAATCGGTAATGTTTTGCAAAATTGCGGATATTTACGCGATAGGCGTTTCGTAAACGGTAAACAGATACGCGTTTGGGTGAAAACTAGTACCACCTAGACCACCTCGGCGTTTTAGGTGGTCTAGCAGCAAATGGCTGAAATTTAAGGCGAAAGCCAACCTAGACCACCTAGACCACCTTTTTACTAAGAACCCCATATATATATATAAGTCGATTTGGGGAAAGGTTAGAAAATAGTGGTCTAGGTGGTCACAGGTGGTCTAGCAATGAACATGTAATTTATTGCAGGTAGCGATATGCAAACACGATTTGATTCCGCCACGGCGATTAACGAGCGCCAGAAGCTAAATAAAATCGCTCTCTATGCTCGCGCGTGCGCGCGTTTTGCGAGGTGACCTATGCCAGTTGTCGCAACGTTCAAAACAGACTGGTTCCGGGTGATTAACGACATCACACGCAGCGGCATTCCCCTGCAGGAGATAGCCAGAGAGCTCGACGTGTCAAAGTCTGCTATCATCGGCTGGAAGCAGGGCGCAGCGCCGAACCACCACACAGGCGAAGCACTGATAGATTTCTGGTGCTACGTAACGCAGCGCCCGCGTTCCGAACTGCCAGCACAGGTTACATCACGGCGATTCGTTTACGCCTGGCGCACAAAGCGTCTGGCACCATGAAAACTTGCAAAAACAGGGCGTTCATCGGTTAAAAACGCTATGCAAAAACCGCCCTGTTTTATGCACGATTTATGCAGTCCATTTTCACCACTTCCCGCCAGTAAACCGCAACAAATAACCGCTTCGCCCATTTAACGTAATGAGTCCACTTTTGATGGTGCGTGTAAGGACCATTATGTTAAATCGGCCCTGTTTTTAACAAATCTTCCATTTGGTCGGGATTCCGACCGCGACCCCGTTTCACACTTACGGCTCAATCATCACAGGAGCCACCACAATGGGCCGACCAAAGAAACCTATCGAAGTACCGGGGCAGGAACCTGAAACGGGCGCAGAGCTGATTACAGGCGCGACCGGTGAAGCCATAACACCGGACCCACAGCGCGCAGAACAGGAAGTTATCCAGCATCGCGTTGCTAACCTGCTGGACGATGCCGCACTCGCTGAGCGCAATACTCTGCTGGGTACCATCAACGAGCAGGGCGCGGCTATCATCGCCCGCTTTGAAACGCTGGGTTACACCGACCTGGCTGACCAGCAGCTGACCGACAATCTCGAATTCCTCCAGCTCGTAAAAAAAGCCACCACGGCGACACCTGCTGCGCCGCTGGGCTACGTGACGAACGACGAGGGCAAGCCGCAGCCCGTGACGGGTAAACCCGTTCTGACTGAGCACGGCTGGCACGTTCCAGGCTAAGAGGGTATCGATATGTGTGGAGGCGGAGCACCAAAGGTCGTACAGACCGACCCGCAGGCCGAAGCGGATGCGGCTGCCGATGCAGCGGCAAAAGCGGCAAACGCGGACGCAGCATCGCGCAAGAAGCGCAAAAAAGGCTCGTCCCTTCTTGCCAGTGGTGCAGAGGGCGCAGCTGATTCTGGCAGCTCACTGCTGTCCTCTGGTGCGCAGGCAGCGCAGCAGAAAAACACTCTGGGGGCGTAACTGATGGATGAACTCGCCGTTAAGCTGATTAAGCGTTCCGACACGCTGAAAGCCAACCGCCAGCAGCATGAAAGCGTCTGGCGCGAGTGCTATGACTACACCTATCCGCTGCGCGGCGCGGGATTCTCTGACGAAGTGCTCGATGCTCAGAGCGCAAAACACAAGGTGGCGAAGCTACTGGACGGCACCGCCACCGACAGCGCCCGCATGCTGGCCTCTGCGCTCATGTCCGGCATGACCCCGGCAAACGCGCAGTGGCTGAACCTCGACAGCGAATCGCTACCGGACGACGCCAAAGCCTGGCTGTCTGAGTGCGCAACGCTGGTATGGGAAAATATCCACGCGGCCAACTTCGACGCCGAGGGCTACGAGGCGAATCTCGATGTGGTGTGCGCTGGCTGGTTCGTCCTGTACATCGACGAGGACCGTGAAGAGGGTGGCTACACCTTCCAGCAGTGGCCGCTGGCGCAGTGCTATGTCACGTCCACCCGCAAGGATGGCATCGTGGACACGATCTACCGCCGCTACCAGCTTACCGCAGAGCAGGCCATCAAAGAATTCGGCGCGGACAAGGTCAGCGAGAAGATCCGCGACGCGGCGAAGCAAAAGCCCGACGATAAATTCGATTTCCTGCACTGCATTTTCCCGCGCGAAACCTACATGGTCGATGCCCGCCTGGCGAAAAACATGCGCTTTGCGTCGTACAACGTCGACGTGAACAATAAGCAGATTGTGCGCGAATCCGGCTATCACGAATTCCCGTGCTGCGTTCCGCGCTGGATGAAAATCCCCGGCAGCTCCTACGGCATCGGCCCGGTGTACGACGCGCTGCCGGACTGCAAAGAGCTGAACGAAACCAAACGCATGGAGAAAGCCGCGCAGGATCTGGCTATCTCCGGCATGTGGATTGCCGAAGACGACGGCGTACTCAACCCGCGCACGGTCAAGGTCGGCCCGCGTCGCATCATCGTGGCGAACAGCGTCGACAGCATGAAACCACTGCTGACCGGTTCAGATTTCAGCGTGGCATTCACTGCCGAAGAGCGCCTGCAGGCGTCAATCCGCAAAATCATGATGGCCGACCAGCTGCAGCCGCAGGACGGGCCAGCCATGACCGCAACCGAGGTACACGTGCGCGTCGCGCTGATTCGCCAGTTGCTCGGCCCGGTGTATGGCCGTTTCCAGGCGGAATATCTCCAGCTGCTGGTGGTGCGCTGCTTTGGTATCGCTTTCCGCGCAGGCATCTTCTCCCCGCCGCCGGAAAGCCTGCAGAACGCCAATTTCAACGTGCGTTACATCTCCCCTCTGGCACGCGCCCAGAAGCTGGAAGACGTAACGGCAATCGAGCGCCTCGGCGCGAACGTGGCAAACCTCGCCGGCATCAGCCAGGACGTTATTGATCTCATTGATACCGACGAAGCCACGCGCGTTGTGGCCGATGCGCTTGGCGTCCCGGCTAAGGTTATTCGCTCATCCGATGCTGTGGCAAATATCCGCGACCAGCGCCAGAAAGCACAGCAGCAGGCCGCTCAGCAGCAGCTCATGATGCAGGCGGGAACCGAGGCCGCAGGAGCCGCAGGGCAGACCGCTGGTGCGGCAATAGGGCAACGACTGGCAGGTAACCAATGAGAATAAAACAGGCTACACCTCAGGACTTTAAGCGCATTTTTGAAGAAATGCCCGGCGGCTCTCAGGTGCTGGAAGAATTAACGCGCCGCTTCGGGCGTGCGGCATACGTCCCCGGCGGTACCGAGGGCGACCGTGAAACGTGTTACAGGGCAGGGCAGCGATCCGTACTGGATTACATCCTGCGCGAAATCAACAAGGCCGATGGAGTAGAAGACGATGTGGAAGCTTAAACACTTATTCATGAACGCTGAGCAGGGCGCAGAACAGCCAGGCGGCGGTAACGGAGGTGGTGAAGATGGCGGCAATAATCCGGGTGCTGGCGAACCTTCTGGTAATTCTCTGCTCAGCACCGGCGCGGGCGAACCGGGTGCTAATGACTGGCTACCTGAGAAATTCCGCGTTATGGGCGAAGACGGAAAGCTCAGTATTGAAAGCTCTGCCCGCAAACTGGCGGAAAACTACACTCATCTTGAAAAACGCATGGGTAGCGGCGACGCGCCGCCGAAAACGGCGGATGAGTATGCACCTAAGGTAGAGGTCGAGGGATTCAACTGGGAAGAGTTCAAAGCCGATCCGCGCATGCAGGGCTTCATGAAAACAGCGCACGCCAAAGGCATCACCAACGATCAGATGAGCTTTATCCTGGGTGAATATGCACAACGCGCACCAGAGCTGGTAGGCGGTGCCGCTGCGCTGGATTCTGAAGCCGCAACCACGCAGCTGCGCGAGGTGTGGAAGACTGACGCAGAGTTTAAGCAAAACATCGGTCTGGCTTTCCGCGCGTTCAACTCTCTGGCGGACGACGCCGACAAAGGCCGTATTGACGAGATCGGCAATAACCCGATGGTTATCCGCATGCTGGCTAAAGTCGGCGCAGAAATGCAGGAGGATGCGCCAGCGGGTGGCGATGTGAACCTTGAAGAGCAGCAGACAATTCGCGACCTGATGAAATCCCCTGCGTACATGGACCCTAAAAACCCAGACCATGAGCGCGTATCAGCGAAGGTCAAAGCGTATTACCAGAAGCGCTATGGCGATCAAACTGTAGCGTGACATGTCACAGTAACATATCAAAAGCCAGCCTGACCCGCCGGCTTTTTCATTTGGTCGGGATTCCGACCGCACACCTCGCTAACAATCTCCCCACTACCAGCCCGGCGGGGACGCCGGATAACTGAATTTTCCCGCAGTGCGTAAGCGCCACGCGCATTGTGTTAATCGGGCCGGGAAACCGACAACCCAGCAGGCGATATTTTCTGGAGTGATTGTTATGTCATTTGATGCCAATAAGAACATGATCACCGCTGCGTTTATCACGCAGTTTCATGATTCTTTCGAAATCGCCGCGCAGCAGAAGGATTCCCGCCTGCAGGCAGCGGTAAACGACCGAGGGATGATTACCGGCGAAGCATTCACCATCAACGATATGGGCACCATCGAAATGACGCAGATCACCACGCGTTTCGGTGACACCGTATGGGACCTGCCAGAAGCCGGCACCCGTAACGCGTTGATGGCGGACTACGCTGTATTCGTGCCAGTTGAAAAACGTGACCTGCGTAAACTGCTGGCCGACCCGCAGGGGCCATATCTGCAGCTTACCCTGGCGGCCTCCAACCGTAAAAAAGACGATGTTGTTTATCGTGCTCTGCTCGACCCTGTGATGCGTAAAACATCCAGCGGCGGCGCGTATGCACCGGTGGCGCTGCCTGCGTCGCAGAAAATCGTTGTAGGTGGCACTGGCATGACCAAAGCCAAGCTGATCGCCGCGAAAGCGATGTTCCGCCGCAACGAGTGCGACGAACAGAACGGTGAAGAGCTGTATATCACCTACAACGCCGACATGCTGACGCAGATCCTCAGCGATACCACGCTGACTTCTGCCGACTTCATGGCGGTGAAAATGCTGCAGGAAGGTGCCGTGTCCGGTAACTGGCTCGGCTTTAAGTGGCTGGCATATGAAAAACTGGATTCTGCGACCGCAGGCGATCCGGCAGTTACCACCAAAACCGCCGTCGCATGGTGTAAATCCGCTGTGCATTTCGGTACCGGCGCTGAGTACAACGTCGATATCGGCCCACGCCGCGATAAAAACAACACCATTCAGATCTCTGTTGATGCGTCTTATGGTGCTGGCCGTGCCAACGAGAAAAAAGTCGTCGCCATCGATTTTGTTGTTTAAGCCGCTGGCGTTTTTGCCGGGGTATACCCCCGGCCTTTTTTCATCTGAGGCTATGCCATGACTTCGAGTGTCTCTATCTGCTCAAACGCACTTCTGGCGCTGGGTGCACACCCGATAAATGATTTCGACGAAGACACGGATCATGCCCGTCTTTGCGCCAACCTTTACCCTACTGTCCGCAATAAATTACTCCGCGCTCACCCGTGGAACTGTGCAATAAAGCGCGTTGTGCTCTCACCCGTCAGCGCCGCGCCCGTCTTCGGATATGGCTATCAGTTTTCGCTGCCGGGCGACCTGATTCGCGTCCTTTCTGTGGGGGAGCCACGGGATGATATTGATTACCGTATTGAGGGTACCCGGCTGTTGGCTAACGTCGATGCGATTCGCCTGCGTTATGTCTACCGTAACGAGGACGAGTCCACGTGGGACGCTGCGCTGGTGGATGTTGCTGAAATGATGATGCAGTCCAAGCTGGCTTATGCGGTGACCGGGTCCACCAGCCTGCGCGATAGCCTGGCGCAGGAGGCCTCATTCCTACTGAAACAGGCAAAAGCCGTCGATGGTCAGGAAGAACCGCCGGAAGAGCTGGACGGCTATCCAACTTATGAGTCGAGGTTCTGACATGCGCGCGAACCTTATAAAAACCAATTTTACAGCTGGCGAAGTTTCCCCACGCCTGATGGGGCGCGTTGATATTGCCCGCTATGCCAACGGCGCGAAGATTATCGAAAACGCGGTAGTGGTCGTGCAGGGTGGCGTTGTCCGCAGACCTGGCAGCCGATATGCGGCGGCCACGAAATTCGGCAATAAAAAATCCCGCCTTATTCCGTACGTGTTCAACCGTTCTCAGGCCTACATGCTTGAATTCGGCGATGGCTACATGCGCATTTATCAGAACGGTAAGCAGCTGGTTAATGGCGACAATACGCCGTATGAAATCGCCAGCCCATACACCGCCGATATGTTGTCTGCTGTGAATTATGTCCAGGGCGCTGACACCATGTTTCTGGTACATCAGTCTGTTAAGCCTCATCGCCTCCAGCGACGCGGCCAAACCGACTGGGTGCTTGAGCCAGCGCCATTTGTCGTTGAGCCATTCGACGAGGTGCGCGATACACCGCAGAAGTGGTGTAAGCCGTCCGTAAAAGAATTCGTGGGCTCTGAAATTACGCTTACGCTGAGCGACGCTGATCCAGGCACCAACCCAACACCTCCATTTACGGGGGGCGGCTGGGTTGCTCAGGACGTGGGCTCCTACGTTCGCCTTAATGGTGGTCTGGTACTGATTAAAAGCATCACCAGCCCGCAGGTTGCCGTTGGTACTATCCGCAGCGACTTAACCGCCACGCAGGCGGCATCACCGGGTTCATGGACGCGTGAGGACACGGTCTGGACCAATGAATTTGGGTACCCCGGCGCGGTGACGCTATACCAGCAGCGCCTTGTCCTGGCGGGTTCGCCAAAATATCCGCAAACAATCTGGTGGAGCGAAACGGGCGTTTACCTGTCCTTTGAGATTGGTACCGAGGACGATGACGCGATCAGCTTCACGCTGTCTTCTGACCAGCTCAACCCGATTGTGCATCTGGCGCAGATGAATACCCTGATTGCGCTGACCTACGGCGGGGAGTTTACGATCACCTCCGGCAACGATGCGGCCATAACACCGACCAATATTTCGGTGAAAAATCCAAGCCCGTACGGCTGCAACGGGATCCGCCCGGTGCGCGTTGGTACCGAAATCATGTTCGTGCAGCGCGCTGGCCGCAAGCTTTATGCAGTGGCATACGACCCCGACAGCTTTGTTTCCTATTCGGCCAACGATATGACTGTGCTGGCCGAACACATCACCGCTGGTGGGGTGCTGGACATGGCCTATCAGCAACAGCCTGATGCGTTTATCTGGATGGTTCGGGCTGATGGCGCTGCGGTCACGATGGCTATCGACCGTGGTCAGGATGTAATTGCATGGTCACGTCAGGTTACAGATGGCGCGTTTGAGTCGGTGGCGACCATACCATCGGAAGCTGACGATGTGGTTTATGCGATCGTCCGTCGCGAGATAAACGGTCAGACCGTACGTTATGTCGAGGTGTTCGACAGCAAACTCTATACGGATGCTGCAGTAACCGGAACAAGTAGCGCCGGTTCTGCGACATGGTCTGGGCTTGCGCACCTCGAGGGCCAGACGGTTGATGTGGTGGCCGATGGCGCGGTTATGCCGCAGTACACCGTTTCCTCTGGTCAGATCACCCTCTCACGCCCGGCGAAAAGCGTGGAAATTGGCCTGCACTTTGAAAGCACGATCGAAACGCTTACGCCTGAAGTTCAGACCACCGAGGGTACGACACAGAACGCGAGAAAACGCACCAGAGAAGTGACTATGCGTTTCCTCGAAACGACTGGCGCGGAGTGCAACGGCCAGGTTATTCCGTTCCGCCGTTTCGGACCAAAAATCCTCAACCAGCCCGCTCCATTATTCACCGGCGATCACTATTGGGGAAAACTCGGCTGGGAACGCGGAGAAGATACCCTGCTTATCCAGCAGCGCCAGCCGCTGCCATTCCATCTTCTTGCCATTATTTTCACATTCACCAGTAACGGGGGCTGACATGGTACGTAACGCAACGGCCGGGGATATCCCGGCGCTGATCGAGCTGGGAGCACGGATGTATATCGAGTCCCGTTATTCGCGGAATTCTCCCTTCGATGAAGGAAAGTGCGCAGAGCTCGCCCGCAACCTTATTTCGTCCCCCGCCGGTTGTCTGCTGGTGGTCGAAAAAGACGGTGCTGTAATCGGCTGGCTGGCCGGGGGGATTGCTGAGCAATGGTTCAGCCGCCAGCTGATGGCGTTTGAGTATGGGCTGTTCATTGCTCCTGAGCATCGCGGCGGCACTGCGGGACCGCGTCTCGCTAAAGCGTTTATCACCTGGGCTGAAGAGCACGGCGCTGCGCTCATAAACATGGGGATCACCACGGGCGTGCATGAAGAACGCACCGGCGATTTGTATTCACGTCTCGGCCTGTCGCGTACCGGTCTGCTTTATTCCAAAGAGGTGTAACGATGTGCACTGGCATAGAAATTGCGGCGATCGGCGCATCAGTTCTTGCGGCTGGTGGTGCGGTTTATAGCGGGCAGCAGCAAAAGAAAATGTCCAACTATCAGGCTGCACAGGCGGAAGCTGATGCCGAGGCTGCACAGGCAGCTGCACGGGTGGAAGCCGATCGCATCCGTAAAGCTGGACGAGCACAGGCAGCTGCAGCGCGAGCTTCTCTTGCTGGGTCTGGTGTGGACACGGGGGAAGGTACTGCATTACGTATCCAGTCCGGCATCGTGGGTGATGCGGAGCAGGATGCGTACCAGACCATTTTGAATGGTGCGAACCAGAGCTCACGGCTCAACGCACAGGCGTCTGCCGACCGCATTAGCGGCCGTAATGCTTCAACATCTGGCTACATCAGCGCGGGCAGCTCGCTGCTGAGCGCTGGCGGGACAGCGTATAACGGCTGGAAAAAAGCAGGGAGTAAATAACCGTGAGAATTCCAACGGGTAATTTTGGCAACGTTACGCCTCAGGCTAATCCGACCCGGATCGGGGTCAGTAATGTTGGTCAAATAGGTAATGCTGTAGCTGGGCTGGGAGCCGCTCTGGGTCAGACTGTAGAAGATTTGCAGCGCACCCAGGATAAAGCGGACGTGGCGGCAACCCAGGCCATTCTTACCGATCTTGATGCGAAATCCAGTGACCGCTGGGAAAACCCGGAGACCGGCGCGCTGGTAACCCGGCAGGGGTTCAAGTCTTCTGGCGTTGGTCTGGACATGGATAAACAGGACTCTTCCGACTATGAAGAGGCCCGTAAACGCGTGCCGCAGAGCCAGCTGCAGTATTTTGACGCGCAGTGGAAAGCGGGTCAGGTCCGCAGAGCCAGCACTTATAACAGCTTTGAGCGTAGCCAAACTGAACAGGCGCAGCGCCAGCAGCTCGACGCGACGGTTAAATCGTCTGTTGAACAGGAAGCGGGGGCGTTTGACGATCCGCAGGCTGCCGCACTGATTCGCAGCGCCCGGCAGCACTCAATTTCATTGTATGGCCAGGCGCAGGGGTGGTCACAGGAGCAAATAGACCAGGCGGTTTCTGAGGCCAATTTGCGAGCAATGGACCAGCGAGCCCAGAACTATGCGGTTACCAATCCTCAGGGCTGGTTAAATGGCGATTTCCCGGTGAAAGATACAGGCGCGCTGGATATGCGCGCTATTGGTATCGTTGAATCCGGTGGTAAACATTTCAATGCCGACGGCAGCATTATCACTTCGCCCGCCGGCGCGCAGGGAAAATACCAGATGATGCCGGATACGGGCAAAGAGCTGGCGGCGAAGCGCGGAGTTGAATATAACCCGGCAGATGAAGAGCAAAATGCCCTGCTGGCGAGCGATTACGCAAATCAGCTGTACGGTAAATATGGCTCTGAAACGCTGGCGGGTGCTGCGTATAACTGGGGTATGGGTAACGTTGACAAGCTGATCGCGAAAACCGGAGACCCACGCAAAGGCGAAATTTCTGAGGCTGATTTTATTCGGCAATTACCTGCTGAAACCCGCGGGTGGCTGGCCCGGTACCGTAAAAATAAAACCGGTCTCGATCCTGTTTCTGTCAACAAAATCGATAACATTGCCGAGTCAAAAATCCGTGAGCAGCGTACGGCGCTGCGCGAGCAAATTGACCCGATTCTGAACAACACGATGGTGCAGCTGTACAATGGGGAAGTGCCTGACGCGATGCCCGATAAAGCGTCAATTATGTTTGCGTACGGTGAGCAGGGGGCAAAAGCCGTTAAGCAGCTCGACATCGCGATCAACAACGCCAAAACCTTCCAGGCGATACAGTATGTTCCCCCGGAACAGCAGCAGGCAGAAATCGCAAAGCTGAAGCCTCAGGCAAATGACCCTGATTATGCGCTCAAGCTCGATGCGTATGGCAAGCTCGGCGCGCTGGTGCAGAAAAGCAATGAAGCGATACAGGCGCAGCGTGATACCCGTCGTTTTAATGAAGCACTGTCTATGGGGGAGAAGCTCGACCCCAGCAATAAATCTATGCAAAAAGCCGCCGACGCCACGCCAACGGCGCAAAGCTTCCGGATTAACGACGCCACCACCCATGACGGGATTGTGCAGCAGGTGGCCCAGACCGGGATCATTCCTTCGCAGGTAACCACCCAGTTATCGGCGGTTTCCCGCGCGCGCAGTCCCGAGGCGGTCCGTCAGGGGGCTGAGTTATTTAATCGTCTCTATGACACGGATCCCGCCTCTGTTGGCGACATGCCAAAGGATATGCAGGGATTTTATCTCACTGTTAAGCAGCTTACCGATTCTGGCATGGCGTTCGAAACTGCTATCGAGCAGGCGCAGAATCTTACCTACAACCAGACCGATGCGCTCAAAGCGCAACTGGCATCAACCCAGAGCACTAAGGAGTACAAAAAAGACCGCGGCAAAGCGATGGATTCTGCCGTGAGTAGTATGTCCGGCTTTTTTAGCTGGGGTAATCCATCCGCCGACGACCAGACACCGGAAGCCGCACGCTTCCGCAACGATTACCAGTCGCTGTACGACATCAATTACCGCACCGCTGGTGGTAATGCGGATGCGGCCAAAAAAATGACCAACCAGCAGATCGCCCGCACATGGAGTATCAGCGAGGTTAACGGCGACGCCAAACTCATGAAATACGCGCCAGAGGCACTCTATAACTACGGTCCGTCAGGCTGGCAGTCGGCACAGTGGAAAGAAGAAAAAGAGAGCCTGATGTATGGCGAGCGCAAGGGTGACATCACCACCAGCCCGACGCAGCTGGGTATTACCTCCGGTAACGCAGCGCCTGTCACCAGCAAAACGCCGGAGTCGCGTATTGGCGGCGATCTGGAAATTACCCCTGATGTACTGACGGCCCGCAATGGCGATTACGCCATCATGGTGCGAACAAAAGATAAGGATGGTATCGAGGCGGTACAACCGTTCTACGATTCGTACGGCAGGCCGATGCGCTGGAAACCGTCACTGGAAGAGTGGGCGCCATACAAAAAAATGCAGGAAGAGCGCGAAGAACATGATCGCAATGAGCTGCAACGCGGGCAGGATATTCGTGGGTTCAAAGATAAACACCGTGCGCTCGATGAGCAGTACAAGCGCCTGCATAACGAGCGCATGGACAGGGTTAAAAATTACTTTTCGTGGAGCACTGAATAATGCCGGTATACGCCACCCCTGAAGAACTCAATAACGGATTCACTCCGGCGGGTAATGTCCTGGCTGCACCTACCGGATTTGATGTGCCTTTGCCTGAAGGTACTAACCCAGCACCTCAGCAGGATGAGCCGTCTGTGTGGGGCGCTGCATTTCGTCAGAATAACCTGCTGGCTGGAATGTTCCGCTCGGCAAAACAATTCGAACCGGCGGACGGGTATAACCCTTATTCTGATAAAAACGAACTAAAGGGGTACGAACAATGGGGATCCGCCTTTGCGGATTCTCGATCGCCAGAGGAAACCGCCTGGATAAAAAACCAGATAGACGATGAAAATGAAGACCGTCGGGTTTTGTCTGAGGCAGGCGCTGAAGGAACTCTGGCCAGTATCGCCGCCGGGGTTATCGACCCTGTCACGGTCGCATCGATGTTTATTCCCGGTGCGCAGGGAAGCCTGGCTGCTCGTATTGGTTCTCAGATTGCTATTGGCGCCGCCGGTACCGCACTTAGCGAGGTTGCGCTCAATAACGAGCAGTACACCAGAACAGCAAGGGAGAGCGCCGCGCACATTACAGCCGGCGCGCTTCTCAGCGGTGTATTTGCTACTGCTGGCGCGATGATCACCCCATCGGTAAGAAACGCGGCTACACGGGAAGTGGCGGAGGCGCTCGATAACATGAATGCCGCGCCAACGATTAACAACGCAGCTGACGCCCTGGCGGATACTTTACCGAACGGTGGCAGCGTCGGCGCCATGCGTATTCGCGAAGCAACGCTGGAAGACCTCACACCGGTGTCTGGCGGCCCGCTCCGCAAGCTGGCTAAAAAGGCCGGTAGCTATCTGACGCCGATCACCCGCCTGATGGAATCCCCATCAAAAGAAGCGCGCCGGACAGCGCTGGAGTTGGCGGAGAATAACTTCACGCTGGAAGGCAACCTGCGCGGTATCGAAACACCGGTAGCAGCCGAGACGCGCGTACGTGGCTGGCACCGCGAAGAGGCGGCCGTCGTTACTGCGAATAAGCAGGCATACACCCAGTATAAAGCCGAAGGTGGCGATCTGGGTTATACGGCCTTCCGTGAACAGGTTGGCGAGGCGCTGCGTAACGGCGACGTGCACGTTAATGCAAAAGTGCAGGAAGCTGCGCAGGCAATGCGTACGGTCATTAACCGCGTGAAGACAGCCCAGCAGGAACTGGGCTTACTCCCGCCGGATGCCGAACTGAAAGCGATGGGACAGACCAGCTATTTTCCGCGCGTGTACAAGGTGGGTAAAATCGTTAGCGAGCGCGATAAATTCCGCAATATGCTGGTTGACTGGTGGTCACGCGGTGAGAAAACCATGTCCCGCGAAGATGCTGAAATCGCCGCCGATACCACTATTAACCGTATTGTCGGGGCCAAAATTCCGCAGGAGTTTGCCAGCGTCTTTATGGTGAAAGCGCCGGGCAGCACCAAATCGCGTACGTTGAGCGTTCCCGATCGCCTGATGAAAGATTATCTGGAGAGCGATGCAAACTACGTCCTGCAGCGTCATATCCGCGAAGCCTCAGCGGAAATTGAATTAACCCGTACCTTTGGCAACAAGTCGCTGGATTCGCAGCTCGCTGCCATCCAGGACGAATACGACGCGCTGATGCGGTTACGCCCGGCAGAGCAGGAAAAGCTGGCGAAGGCGCGCGAAGCCGATCTGCGCGATATTCTGGCGCTTCGCGATCGCCTCGTCGGTACCTACGGTATGCCGGATGACCCATCATCATTTTTCGTTCGCGCCGGTGCGTTTCTGCGTAGCGCCAACTTTGTCACCAAGCTGGGCGGTATGACCGTTTCCGCTATTCCTGATCTCGCCCGCGGTGTGATGGTTAACGGGTTTGGCAATACCATGCGCGGTTACTCTGCGCTGATAACCCGGTCGCCGGCATTCAAGGCCAGCCGGGCCGAACAGTTAAAAATGGCCGTCGGGCTGGAAACCATCCTGCATACCCGTGCGCGTACGATGGGTGACCTGGTAGACAGCTCCTCCCGCACTACAGCGGTAGAGGCGGGAATGGAGCGCGTCACCGATGCGTTCGGCAAGCTCACGCTGATGGGCCACTTCGACGATATGAACAAATCGGTAAACGGCATGATCACCTCCGACGGCATTCTGTCCGGCGCGTTTGCGGGCCGCCGCCTTGCCAAGCTCGGCATTAACGACAATATGGCCGCGCGTATTCGCAGCGAATTCGAAAAACACGGTGAGGTAATCAATGGCTGGCATATCGGCAATTTTGAAAAATGGGACGATCAGCATGTGGCTGGCGTTTTTCAGTCGGCCGTGCTCAAAGACGTTAACAATACAGTTATCACACCGGGGATCGGCGATACGCCATTGTGGGCCAGCACGCCACTGGGTAAAACTATCTTCCAGTTTAAATCGTTCGCTACCGCGTCCTACAACCGCGCAACGCTGGGCGGCCTGCAGGAGGGAACCGGACAGTTTTATTACGGTACCGCTTTCCAGATTAGCCTCGGCGCACTGACGTACGCACTTAAACAATCCGCAAATGGTAAAGAGGTTGACTGGTCGCCTCAGAAACTGGCCATTGAAGGTATCGACCGGTCCGGTATTCTCGGCCCGCTGATGGAATATAACAACATGGCAGAAAAAGCCTCCGGCGGTATGGTGGGGCTGGGTGCACTGCTCGGTACCGGCACACAGTCTCGCTATGCCAGCCGTGGCTTTATTGGCTCCGCTCTCGGCCCGACGTTTGGCTTGCTGGATACCGTCACCGATGTGACCGCCGGAGTGCTCAACGGTGATGCTGGCGATCGGGTACTGCATAACGTGCGTACGCTGCTGCCGGGTAATAATCTTTTCTGGATAGCGCCGCTGATAAATCAGGTTGACCCCGGCATGCGGTAATCGGTCGGGATTCCGACCTCAAAAAGCATACACCATAGCCCTGTATTCACTACAGGGCTTTTTTATGCATCAGGATTACAAGACACGCCTTACCGCGCTGAGCGACAAACTTACTGACGTGGTGCTCGAGGAAGCTGATCCGGACAACTGGCCGGGGGCGGGTAAGAAACCCAGCGAACTGACCAAAGACGAGCGCGGCGACCGCTACTGGGATAAGAAGAACGCGGCGGCTTCGCTGACGCTGCTGATTAAGGTGCATTCCCTTATTGGCATGCAGACGCGTGGTGGTACGCCTTCTGACAATCCAGGACAGGATGATGAAGCCTTTGCGCTGGGGCAGCAGGTATCGAAGGCTGAGCGCGAAGCGCTCGCCATTATCGAGCGTCTGCAGAAAGGCAAAAAATGATTTCGTTCCTCGCCTTCTTTTTAATGTGGGCGGAACGGATGAACTGGGACGTTCCGGACTGCCACTATCGCGCCTGCCACTGGCTGGAGCATCGCGGGAATCTAGCTGTGCTCCGCTGCTTTCGTGGGTTCGGTAAATCCACCATTCTTGGCGTCTATAACGCCTGGCGATATTACTGCGATCGCCAGTACCGTATTCTGCATCAGTCTGAATCAGATTCCACAGCGCGTAAAACCAGCCGCGATACGCAGAACGTTTTACGCAACCACCCCCTGACAAAAGGCATGTTGCCCGACGGGATCGGCACGGTCGAGCAATGGTGGGTTAACGGTTCGCTGGATATGCGTAACGCCAGTATGTTCGCAAAAGGTATCCTGTCGAACGTCACCGGCGCACGCGCTAATGAGTGCCAGAACGACGACGTGGAAGTCCCCGGCAACATCCAGACGCCGGAAGCGCGTGAGAAACTGCGATATCGCCTGAGCGAGCAAACTCACATCCTGATTCCCGGCGGGCGAAAGCTCTTTATCGGTACACCGCACACACATGACAGCCTCTACGATGAAATGGAATCGGCAGGTGCTGACTGTCTGACCATTAAACTGTTTGAGAAAGAAAAGCGCATCGAGGCGAAAGACGCCACGCAACTGCGCTATATATTACCCTTCCGCCCTGAGTACGTTTTCGCGGGCATCCATAAAGCGGCCCGCCTGCTGGTCGAGGATGTCGACTACAAGCTGACCGCCGACGGCGTGGAGTTTGCTGCGGCGCCAGAGACGGTTATTGATTTCTATGCCGGATGTGCCTGGCCTGAGCGATTCGATCATGATGAGCTGGAGCTGCGCCGTAAAGAATGTCGCACCGTTAACGAGTGGGACAGCCAGTACCAGTTGCACAGTAAACCCGTTGGCGATGTTCGTCTCGATCCTGACCGCATACGCGAGTACAACATCCATCCTGAAATTCGCTACGCCAACCGTACCGCCTCGATGTGGCTCGGCAGCACGCAAATTGTTGGTGCTGTGGCGTGGTGGGACGTGGCAACCGGTAAAGTGAAAGCGGACGCCTCAGCGTTATCCCTGATACTGACTGACGCGCGCGGACATCTGTACTGGCATGTTTGCAAGGAGCTGACTGGTGAACTGGCAGAGTTTGACGATAACGACAAGATTACTGGCGGGCAGGTCGCCCAGATTAAAGAGCTGGTTATCCGATACCAGATCCCCGTTGTTTGTGTCGAGGTAAACGGCCCCGGCGGCTTTGCGGGAAAACTGCTGCGGCAGGCGTTAAAAGGTACCGGGTGCGGCGTGCGGGAAGAATTCAGCGTGACAAACAAGCAGAAGCGTATCCTTGATGCGTTCGAAGCTCCTTTGTCTTCCCGTTTCCTGTGGGCGCACACTGACGTGCTTGATGGCCCGATGTACGACCAGATGCGGGACTTTAACCCGGCACTGACCAACCAGCCGGACGATTTCATTGATTCTGGTGCGGGTGCTATTAGTGCAACGCCGGTTCGTATCGGCAAAGTGGTCGGGATTCCGACCGGACAATCGCGGGAACATTGGCAGTTAAGTGACGGAGACCATGAGGTCGAAGTCGATTATTAACCCTGCCAGAGGTTACACGCCATGTCGGTACCGAATCAGACCCCCTATATTATTTATAACGCCAACGGTCTGACGACCGTTTTTCCCTTTGAGTTCTACATCATCAGCGCCAGCGATATTCAGGTGAGTCTTAATGGTACGCCTGTTACTACTGGATTTACTGTGTCGGGAGTGGGTAACGTTAGCGGTGGTGATCTTACGTTTTTAACCCCACCTGCTAACGGCACGGTTGTTATGCTGGAACGTGTTGTTCCTACCTATCGCCTGACTGATTACCAGGACAATGGCGATCTGCTGGCAGATACCGTCAATAAAGATTTTGACCGCCTCTGGATGGCTATCCAGCGTTCTTTTATTTATCTCGGACTGGCGTTACGTCGCCCGTTGCTTGGAGGACCGTTTAACGCAGAAGGGTACCGTATAGAAAAACTGGCTGACCCTGTGGACACGCAGGATGCAGCAACGAAAAATTATGTGGATCAGGTCGGGGTCCGCAATCTCAATCGTACATTGCGGGTGCCAGAAAACTACGTGGCACCGCTTGCACCCGCTGAACAACGTGCAAACAGGCTGCAGGCTTACAATGCCGAAGGCAATCCGATTTTCGTTCGTCCGGAGAGTGGTAGCGCTGCTGATGTTCTGGTTGATCTCGCAAGCACAGAAGACGGGAAGGGAGATGCGTTAATAGGTGTAAAACAGCCTTATGCGGGAGCGGTAGGGCGTACGCAGCATGATTTTAACGCGCAGTTTATCAGTATTATAGACTTCTTAGGCGATGAATACTCCGGCGCAACGGATGCCTCACCGGCATTCTCTACCGCAAACACCCTAGTGCCAAAGGGCAAGCAAATTCTAGTTCCTGCTGGAAACTACATGCTCAATACTGAAGTGGACTGCTACGGCCGCCACTTCATTTTTGAAGAGCCAGTAACGATAACAGGAACCGGATATCTTCGCCGTGCTGTTGTTCAGCGTATTGATGGTGGTTCCGGGGCTGTAAGTATTGGAACTGAAGGCGTTCGCGGTTCGGATGGGCACCCGCAATTTGGTGTTAACTTCAGGTTTGGGAGCAATGCTGGCAATGTATCCGGTCTACAGGTTGGTGGCGGAAACCCAATTAATGGAACTTATGGTAATGTTTTCTTTCCGGATGGCTATTCGTCATGGACTTCAGTACAACCAAGTAAATACCCAAGCCCGACAGAGATCGCAGTCCAGCCAGCTTCTCGCGCGGGTAAATGCACAACTGTTGCCGGAACTAATATCGTAAATGTAAATACAGGACCAGGCTTAACGGTTGATGAAATTGGAAAAACAATATGGATCAGGGATGCTGGGTATACGGTGGTATCAGTGGCATCAGGATCATTTACAGTGAAAAACATCGATAACAGCGCGGTGTCATTTCCGTCATCAATATCTGCAACCTATGTATGCTGTTACATTTGGGGGCAGGGTAAATGCAATGTATCGGGGAAGAAAATTATTCGTATATCTGGCGACCCATTTATCCCGCTCAACAATATACCAACTACGTTCGAAGTGAATGGCATTACGACTAGACAGGCATCATATTCTGATTCTTGGCTAGCCACACTTACCGCGGATGTAGGTATTGCTGATAATGTCGACTATTATTGGTGGGGTAGCGTAGATAACTTAGTTACTGCATTGCGTATGCATCGTGTTACCGGTGCTGGATTTGAAGAAAATATTTCTCTTATTGCTTCTGCTCGGGGATTTTATCACCTACACGCAGCTGGCGGTAACGGTGACCAGTATCCAGTATTTATTGGTAGTGGATGGGATCCTGACGGCAATGCACGACGACAGATCGCTGTTGATGGTGTAAATGGCATAGTTACTATCGGGGGAGCATATGGGCGAGCATGTGCAGAGTTCGGTTATCGCACATACTCTTCTGGAGACGTGAATAGATTTCGTTTTGATAGTGCCACTAGTGGTAATCAACCTGCTTTTAGCGCTGTCGGCCCTGATGCGAATATAAATACTATTCTGGCCGCGAAAGGTAATGGGTTTATTCAAACAAATAATGAACTACGTTTTAATGCCGCTGTTTACCCGCATGTGGATAACATGTTTACCGTTGGTAAATCGGGAAATCGACCATCATCACTATGGGCAGCTAACGGAACAATTCAAACATCTGATGGAACTTTAAAAACCGATGTGGCTGAAAGCAACTTATCGGTAGCATTTATTAAAGGGTTGCATCCGGTATCATATCGTTTCATCAGTGGGGGGAATGTTGTTGAAGAAATTGATGACGGATTTGAAGATATAGAACGGCAGGTCACCGAGATTATACATAGTACAGAAGAGATTAACGAGCGAGTTAATGTTGATGGCGTAATCAAATTTGTAAGAAAATATGTTACAAAAGAGGTTGAGCACCCAGTATTTGATAGTGTTAACGTTGAAGACGAAAACGGTAATTTCCTTGAGACAGCCAGCATTCCTCGCATGGAAACTGTAAGGGTGCCAAAGAAAAAAACGGTTATCACTTCGGTTGCCGGTAAGCGTACCCATTACGGCTTTATCGCTCAGGAAGTTAAAGCACTACTTGATCAACTCGGCACTGGCGACTTTGGTGGATATGTAGAGGGGGGAGACGGTACGTTAGGACTAAGATACGAGCAGTTTATTGCACCAATAGTTTCTGCTTTGCAGGAAGTAATCGAACGATTAGAAAAATTAGAAGGGAATTAAATGATGGGGGGGGGCCTCCCATAAGCGCTAACTTAAGGGTTGTGGTATTACGCCTGATATGATTTAACGTGC